GGGCAACTTCTTCAATAATTTCTGCAGGTGTTTCTACTACTGCTTCTTCTACTACTGGAGTTGCTTCTGTTACATTAAGCTTTTCCACTTCATTTCCTCCTTCTGCAATTGCCGTATTTATATTTTGTGTTTCAGGCAATGTTTGCAATCTTGATCTACGTGAATCAAGAATCTTCTCTATTTCTTTTCCTTTGTTTACGTCGTTTGATTCCACCCATCCAATGAGTTCTGTTTTTTTACCAGTAACTGGAGATATGTATTCTGATTCTGTTGACATAAATACAGAATCACTTTCTGCACAATAAAAAATATTTTCCATTTTAACATCTGCTGCGATGCCTTTAAAAATCATTTGTCCATTTACTTTTTCAATAGATAAAATGTTACATAGTTCATTTGCTGGTGAATCAACGATTGATAGTTCAACTAGCGCATAGTCTTTAATAAACCTTACTGATGCTCCTGTTGATTTGTTTACTTCGTTATCTGATTCAATAATCTTTCCGCCAATAGAAAATCCTGTTAGTGTTCCGTCTAGAACCTTTTCCCAAGTATCTTGAGCGCCCTTAGAAATGTACGCATCAACGTAAACACCATTGTAAAATTCTTTTGTTGCAGGGTCATAAAAAGTTTCTGGTCTAAATGATGCTACCTTGCCTACTGCAAGTGGCTGATGCATTTCTCTTAGATTACCTCTAAAGCTTTCAAACGCTTTCATGCTAGCTTCTTGAGTAACGACATCACCAGTCTGATCCAGGTTATCTAGTGTTGCGAATCCTGAGACTGTTCTTTTTTCTCTATTGACCTTCGTAAATGGAACTGATAAATTAATAGCATTTCCATTAGAAGACCAATGTGACTTTTCTATGATCATATGTTATATATTATAGAGATTGTTACATAAAAAGGCAAATAACTAGTTGAGCAGGACTAGTTGACTTGTCTTCCATCTCCTTTTGCATTTCTGCCCTCCCCAGATTTATCTGGAGAATTAGCCGATCTTTCTTGGTCACGAGTTCTGCTTTGGGTTGCTTGGGCTTTAATTTCAGCTGCTTGGGCTGCAAGATCTACTGGGACATCTCCGCCTTCTCTTGGAACCATTCCCATTCTTACTCTAATTTCATTTGGAGTTATTACCTGGAATCTAAGATATCTTTCATCTATCTTTGATTGGGTGTCAGCATCCGTCAAACTTAATTCATTAAATTTAAGTTCTAGGGCATCCGTCATTTCTTGGATTATCTTATTTAATTTCTTCTCTAGGTTTTCTTGGGCTGGACGACAAACCTGCTCTTTAAATGTCTTATCCGCATCTCTAGCAGCAGCTAAATTAATACCTGCTGGAGTACCAATTTTATTAATTGGGACTCTGTGAGCCATTAGGATTTCGTCTCTATTTGATTGACGATATATATTAAATGAAGATTCCTGAGATCCTGCCTCAATTGGCTCCATCTTAAATTCAGTTTTTGAATCTGGTGAATCTGGAGGAAGTGGAATATACAGAGATCTGTGGTTCTTTCCTCTTAAGCCTACCTGGAAGAATTCAAGTAGCTTTCTTTCTGATTCTGCAGAAAGCTTTGCACCTTTTACGGTAATAATATATCTTGGAACCGCTTTATTTTCAAAGTAATCTAGGTTATACTTACCAGCAAATTCATTACCAGCCATGGCATTTTGTGCAGCAATAATGTCTGGGATTCCGTAATAATTATTCTTTGGGGTGTACTTCTTTAAATGAATAATTTCGTTTGGTCTGTCTTCTTGACCAGCGATTGGATTTACTGTTTCTGTGTCTCCAAAATTTCTGAAGAAAACAGCCTTGCCATAAAGAAGCTGTATAAAACCGTCTCTAAGGCGTCTTACACGCATTGTCTTTGAAGGGATGTGTCCGATGTACCCTATCTTGCCAGTCGTTGTTCTGCCGACCTCCAGATAGCCATTACCAGTAGCCTCTATGTCGGTGTAAAACTTTATAAGCGTTTCTTTAAATGTTTCATCTTCATTGCAATCTTCTAGCCAGCGATGTAAGTCTTGCTTAATTCTATTTAGCTTCTTACGTGCTCTTTCTAGCTGTTTTTCATCTTCTATATCTTCAAGTGTGTCTGTAGTTTTTTTAGATTCAATAAAGTCAAATCCTAGACCTACAATGTTAGCAACCTTTGCATTTATTGCTGCATAGTTGTAAGGCGAAATCTCATAAATTGTTGAAAGATAATCTAAATTATATTCTGGTTGAATTAGATCAAATGTGGCATAGCCACTAACTGCCTGTTGGTGTTGAAGTTGCTGGCTTACAGATCCATCTTTACCAGTAAACGCTTTTTGTAGATCTCTAGATACTTTTCTTCTAAATGAAGCACCGAGTCCTGAAAGCTTTAATATCTCTTCAGCGTCTATTTCAAACAAGTCATCAGATTTTTGTGTTGTGGGATTGTTAAATCTCATCCAATCTGCAACATTGGATATCTCTACATTATCCTGAACTGTGTCTTCGTCATACTCAATCATTTTTTACCACCATTTAGTCTAGCCATTTCTTCTTTGTGAACACCGATGTCTAGTGGATCTGGAGTTAGACCCCATCTTAATCTTTGTTTTTGATACTCAAACTCTTCCTCATCAATTTGTCGGCTTCCCTCAATAAACTTAGGCTGACCAACATCAATTCCATAGTGTGCTACGGCTGCTGCAAGCAAAGCAATTCTTTCTTTGTTTCCAATCATGGATGATATAGATAAAAAGTTATTGTCTTCGTCACCAACCCATCTTCCGTCAGGCATTTCCCAGACATAGACTCCAAGCCTAGTTTCACCAGACTTCATTTGGGCATTAATTCTTTTTATATCCATAGTTAATTATTTTACCATCTTTGCATGCTTAAGTCCAGCTTTTTGTCACTCAATATGACAAAATTATATAATCTGAAACACAACTCTGTCTCTAGAGTAGGTAGATACCGACTCTTCTGTCACTTCCATTGACGAACCTTGCCCAATAGATGCAGATTTACCTGTATACAGGTTATAATGATTTTGGTGGCTAATATCTGGATTTGAATATAGGGCAATATTTTGATACATATTGTCATCTAGGACATTAGACCTTACTCCCAATATCTGCTTGCCATTAAACCAAATAGGCCCAGATATTATGCTAGAAGTTTTTATCAATATATAATTTGGCTCATCTATATATAAGTATGATGAGATATTGGTTGCTGAGGATACATCCTGACCATTTATATATATGTTGCTAATGTTAGATTTTGATATTTCTCCGCCTGCCGCCCAGGAAAGAGATGTCTCTATTGCGCCAGTCTTATTAAATATTAGGTTTCCGCTAGAAAGCGTTTTTGGGGTAAATATCATTTCAATATTACGAACATCATTTACTGAGTCTATAAAAAATGCTGAAGATTTTGGTCTTATTCCGTTATGGTAGTTTCGACTTCTAGCTGGGTAGCTGTTGTTAGAAACATCAAAATCCCAAGTTGATCCAGTAGTGGGTTGAGATATTGAAAGCGTACTTCCTCCATTATGTGCAAACATTTTCTTTTCAGAATGAAAGTAAATCTTTAAAGAGTATAGTTCTGGAAGATAAATATCTGGATTTGATGAGTCAAAAACTATTCTAAAGTAAAGTATTTTTTGTGAAGAAAAACTAGAACCCTGTGTAAATTCTGGTATAGAAGACCCATTTGAACATATTCTCCATGGCCCAAGCGCTGATGTTTCTGAAACATACACGGGGACTCCTTTAGATGAGACCCATTCTATTTTTGAAGATACGTATTGTTTTGTAATATTTAAAACTACATCCTCTACAAACTCTCCATTAGAAAACCCTGAATTTAAACGTATACTATTGTTGCTTGGGTTGTATGACAAAGCCTCATTATCATAAATCAAAGTCTCCCAAGATTCTTGAATTGGATAAACATATTTTGTTTCTATGTCTTGATATTTTTCTGCAGCTCTAAAAAGCTCTCCCAGATCTGGAACAGATACCTGCTCATCATTATTTAAAAACAAGTTATTATAGTGTGAAGATATTGCTCTTTGTGATAACGAGTACCTATATACGGCTGGGCAATCAATTATAAAATATTCTGAGCCAGAAGATGGTCCAGAAAAAAGAGTGACACTACTATTTGTAAACTTAAAATCTACTGATTTAGATGCAACCAAAATGCCGTCTACATACAACATGATTGAATTAACTGAGTAAACTCCAACAGCATGAATTACTCTATCTGGGTTTGGAACTGAATAATCAATTCTTTGATCTTCTAATTTAAATACGACATTTCCTTTATCCCAATACAGACCTATGCCATTTGAGTCAGCAAGTATGGGTGTTAAGGATGTTAAGGTTTTTGGATGAAACCAAACTTCTAATGTGAAGTCATTATCGTAAGTGTCTGTTGTTGCAAACCCACCAGTGCCATTTGTTCCAGAAAAATCTTTTGATAATGTAAACTGTAAGTAGTTAACGCTGTCTATTTTATTAGAATGTGATCCTCCAGATACAATTGGCAAACTAGACCTAGATATCTGACCAACATAAGAACCATTATTTCCGCAACCAGAAGTGTCATAAGCTACAGATCCAGATGTCTCATCTAGCTTCCATAAGCCTAGAGGAGAGTCTTTAATTGCTAAAAGGTAATATGACATATTTAAATTATATCAGATACCAATCCTATTGGATATCGACTAAACCATCCAATGAGTAGTAAACATGATCTTATTTCCTTTTGTAACTGGAAGAGATTCATGTAAATATGGATGAACTGAAGGGAATAGAACAAGGCTACCTGCCTTTGGCTTAATCTTTATATCTTGATTTTTAAAGTAAATTTCTCCACCTTCGTAATCATCATTCAAATAGCAAACTAGGGAGTACTTTAGATTTTGTCCAGTACCAGACGGATCTTCAGCATCACAATGCGGACCCATACCTTTACCAGTGTCATATTTAGCAACCTTAATATAATCTAGGCCCATCTTAACCTGCTCTGGTGTGCTATCTACTTTTTGGATTCTAGATGCATCTCTACGCATTATTTCAGCATATCTTTTTGCACACATTTCTGGGGCCATGATTAAGCTATTAACAACATACAAAACTTGTTTGTTTAAAAACTCATCATCGGTGTTCATAAGCTTTTTAGAGGTATCAATAAACTTTTGAATTCCATACCCATGATTATCATCGTTGCTTGCCCCCCACTTGCTCCATTCAGGTATTCCGCTATGTGATTTTGGGTTAGAATCTAGGTCTTCCATAACTTTTAACAGGGTCTCTGGATAACTAATTACATTTTCAAAATAAACTATTCCTCTATCGTGAAACACAATGTCAAACATAGTGTACATTTGCCTTGGCTGAACTTCTCTAATTTCCATGGATTTCTCCGCTTTCTGCTAAAACTGCATCATACTCTCTGCCATCTGGCGTTCTTCTTTTTCCGCTATCTCTTATCTCTTTCCACTCTTCTTGCTCTACTTTTTGTTTCTTTCTTGTATCATCAATTTCTGAAGCCCACCTGTCTCTTGTTTCTTGAGGATAATCTTCTTCTGGCCGATCATCCCAAAATGATCCTACAGTATATCTGTCGCTTTTAAATACAGGTGTTACCTCATGAGTGTTTTCATGACCGCCGTCAAAAATAGCAAACATTCCTGTTTTAGGCTTTACGCTTAAATCAAAGTTTTTAAAATTAAGTTCCCCGCCATCAAACTCATCGTTTAAATAAAGAAAACCTGCGTATCTACTTCTTTCAAATGCACTTGGCTCACCATCATAACTGTTGTCTGAGTGAAAAGCTGCATATGCTCCAGGAATCCATTTTTGACTATGAAAACTTATTTTATAAGCTTCTCCTCCGATTATTTCACGAGCTGCATCTTTAAACTTTTTTTCTAGGTCATCTAGGAAGTTGTCTGGCAATCCAGCATCTGCATACCATCGAGATAGCTTATTCTTATCATCTGTTAGTTGGTTTGGCATGTTATACGCATAAGACTCATAAAAAGAAATTGGATGCCATTCAAAGTCTCCGCTTTTTATAAGATTGTTAAACATTTTAATAATACCAGCGCATTCTTCTTTAGTTAAAAAATCTTCATACAAATATACTGGGTGCTCATTATCTCTAACTTTAATTAGTTTCAATTGTATATTCCTCCGCCAGTGTCAACGCCCATTATTTCTTCATAAGATATAACTTCATTATCTCTTATATAGATCATATTTCTTGGGTCTTCATTTGCGATTCTTTCAATTTCTTGTTTACCCCACCTATATGCGCCGTATCTTTTTTGATTTGCTAACCACTCTTTTGAGCCATCATAATCAAACATTACAAAGTTTCTAATGAAGAACTTATTTCCATCTGGTATTGTTTTTACTCCATGATAGAAAGGCTCTCCTGATGGAAATACTAGAAGGTCTCCAGCAGACGGTTTATGATTTACAAATTTACCTTCAACAAAGAACTCTATATCTCCGCCATTGTAATTGTCATTAATATAAAAAGTACATGTTGTGTGAAACTTTTCTCCAGGCATATCCTTCTGAGAAATAATAAAATCAGTGTGATATTGCATGGTCATTTTATTTTTTAATGTATCAATTAGATTGAAGTACTTACACCATGACTGACCACTATATCTTGCACCTTCTGGAATTTCAATTCCAGTGTGCTTAAAATAGTGTGATATTGCTTTATCGTAAGATGTCGCAATCTCTTCGTATAAAGCTTTTTCTTCTTCAAAAATTTCATTTTTTTCTGCTGACTCAATCATTTGCTGATCTTTTGCCTGGGTGTATGTTCCATATTGAGCCCATGGAGTCCAGTTCTGGAAAAAATTACTTTGTTCAGAAGACTCTGAGCGCATCATTATCTTATATGCAAGGTCTGGATCTTTTAGCATTCCTCTGTAAAGGATTACACCTGGAAGCAGCTCTGTCCAATCTAAAGAATTTATATCATCAACTATATTTAAACTATGCATCTGTTAACCCCTGTCTCCATAAAGCTTTTGCCATGACGGCGATTTAAACTGGTCTGAATAATCTTTCGGAGGTTGTTTTTCTCCAGTGTGCTCTACAATGGTCCAAAAAAATGGAGCGGTAAATCTGTTTCCAGACTTTACTGGTCTAACTCCATGAGCATAATACTTATCTCCTGGGAAAAAATAAGCTGCCCTAGGCTTTGGCTTAAATTCAATACCGTGTCTTGGAAAATACAGCTCTCCACCTTCGTAATCATCGTCAAAGTAGAATAGTCCAGCTATGTCATAGTAAGGAAAATCATTTGGTCTTCCTTCTTCTTCTCCTGTGTGAAACTCTTTATCTGCATGAGGCTCTTGTCTTGCTCCGACTGGCCATCTAACAATTGCTGGGCCAGTTGCTTGAACGTTAACATTAAAAAATTTATCTACTTCTATTTTTAGCCTATCAATCATGTCCCATAGCAAATCAATTATTGCTGGATCAGATTTTTTTAGTGAGGCTGCAGTACAAACTCTATCTTCCCAAATATTTGCATCGTAAAGCACTAAACCGTCTTCATCAATATGGGTCTCTGTTTTATCCCAAACTTTATTAGTTAGAGCAAAGTTAATAAGCCTCTTCTGTTCTTCTTCTGTTATAAAGTTTTCTAGCTCAACAATATTATCTATTGAGTCCCCAAAAAAACCTGATGGTGTAATTGATATAGGAGCTCTTCCGCCCCCCATAATTCCTTGATTAACTATTTCCATAAGTACAATATACCATATTCTATATCAAATATCACTAGGGCTATACTCTATAACCTTTAGCTTTAAAGCTTTTATTTCATGATCACCCAAGGCTTTTCCCTTATGGTCAACACCATTTCTGTAAAAATCGGACCAGCTAAACTTTTTGTTTATTTCATGAACTGCCATAGAATATTCATATAGTTCTTTTTGTGAAACTTCTTGTTCTTTTGGTTCTGGTCCTATTTGTATTTCTGAATTATTTAAATCTCCAAGACTGATTGGTATTATTGAGCATATTGGGTGACCAGCTGGAATTGTAATTTCTTTATTTGGAGATGTGATCATCCAAGCTACTGGAAGATCTGCTCTAAAGAATGATGTGCTTATTAATGTTGTAAAAGGAGATGCACCATCAATAAAAAAATTAGGAGCGGGCATGGTCAGCAATGTTACATTTTTTTCGGTTTTAAATTTAATACCTGTATTAAAACTTATTGTTCCGTTTGCTCTTCCAGCATAAGCGTATTTGTCACCTTTTAAAATCTTGACATGGGATGGATCAAAATTTGAAATACCGTCCCAAATAAAAGTTATATCTTCTGGAAAACTTAAATACCACCCTAATGTATTTGTTAAAGTTACTGGAAAGCAATGATAGGCATGCTTTTGCCAAGTGCTATCCATCCAGTCTCTTTTAACTGGAAGAGTCTTTATTTCTGCAAAGCCTTCTTTGGTTTTATAAGCTTTTATTATTTCCACTCATTGCACTTTCTCTTGCAGCGGCAGAATTAGTCCTTTTCATTCTAAGAAGATCAAACTCCTGATTGTGAGTGTTATCGTTGTAATCAAGCATTGTAACTATTGAATACTTAACTCCTGATTTGACTGGCATTGCTCTGTGTGAAAACAAATAAGTTGAAGGAAAAATAACTATATCTCCTGCCTCTGGAGTTATGGTTAAATTAAGTTTAGGGAAATATAATTCCCCTCCTTCATAGTCATCGTTTGGATATGAAACCAATGAAACTGTTGCTATGTAAGAAAATCCATGATCTGAATGCTCTTGGAAATGCTGGCCTTCTCCATATTTAATAAAGTTCATTGCTTCCCAGAATTGCATATCAATGTTATAAAGTTTGCAGTAATCTTTAACTGCATCTATCTGCATATCGTATGCTTTTTGCCATATTTTATTTAAATCTTTTCTGCTTTCTGGCATGTTGGGCATTTCCTGCTTTTGAATTTTAAAATCTACACAGTCTCTATATGAAGGTACTTTTACATCATATCCTACTGTTGCTTCTCGCCACTCAAAATCATCATCATATTTAAACAGTAGATCTTCTACGTCATTGATGATATTTTTATCTATTTGATTTTTATAAACCCATAGACCAGGAGATATCTCATTTTTTAAAATATCTTTACTCAAAGAACTAACTTCCTATTCTGTAAAAGATGTACCGTCCCATGACATTCCAGTTTTTACCTGCTCAATGTCTGACTCTGGTACTTCAACTGCAGAAATTCCATTAACTTCTGCTTCTTTGTATAGATTATGTCTTTTTAAAGTATATACTCTAATAACTGCTTTTACAGTGTTGTTTGAAATAAGAGCTACGGAGTATGGAGAAACTTCATTTCTTTCGACATCAAACTCTGAGAAAGAATTTCCATCCCATACTGAATCTAATTTAACTTTTTTGCTTTCGGTTACATCTTTACAGAAAAACTCAGATGCAAACAGTTCTGAAAATCTATCTATTCTATTTAGATCTTCATCTACATTTTCAACATCAATTTTATCTATAACTTTATTTAATGATAAGATCGCATAATGTTTAGTCATATTAGTACGCCCTCAAAGAAAATTGGCCGCCACCAAATGCTGGTGGAGAAAAGAAGCCAGGTGGGAAGAACGGTGGGCTGAAGAAGCCAGGTGGGAAGAACGGTGGGCTAAAGAAGCCAGGTGGAAAGAACGGTGGGCTGAAGAACACTGGCGGGAAGAACGGTGGACTGAAGAAGCCAGGTGGGAAGAACGGTGGGCTAAAGAAGCCAGGTGGGAAGAACGGTGGGCTGAAGAAGCCAGGTGGGAAGAACGGTGGGCTGAAGAAGCCAGGTGGGAAGAACGGTGGGCTAAAGAATGAAGGCGGTAGCGTCGTAACTGAGTTAGAAAATGCTGAAAATGAACTAGAGCCATTTGCATTTCTTGCTCGTACTCTGTAAGCTTGTGCAGTATTTGCTTCATTTGCAATAGTTGTGCTTCCATTTGATGCGGTTGTAACTGTTTTATTTTTTGGAGTCGCTTCGTTTGATTCAATATATATATCAATTACTGTTTTTCCACCATTTGCATTAAGTGTCCATGCAATTGTATCCAAATCTACACCAGCTGTTGCTGTTGGGGTATTTGGTGCTTGTGGAACAGTAGTTGCTGTTGCTGCTGGTGCAGCAACTGCATTTGAAGAATTGTCTAAATAGGAGTCATAAGACGAAACTGCATATGTATGTGAAGTATTTGAGCCTAAGCCAGTTATTAATGCTGTATTTGTACCATAAGCAACAGTTGCCCGTAGAACTCCAGCTTCATAAACTTTATATCCAGTAGGTGTATTTCCTGCTACTGGAGCGGACCATGAAACTGTAATTGCTCCGTCATTAAACGCTCTAGCGTTGTTTACTCCGTTTAAATAATCTGTTGCGGTTACTCCAGTTACTGGATTTGGTCCCACAAAGTTATCTTGAGCAGATGACTTTCTACCTATATGTTTTGACATTTATATATCTCCTATTTCTTTATATTAATTAAGCTTTTAGATCTCCAGCAAGTAACCAAGTATCTGTTGCAACCTTTGTTAGTGTTGCAGAAGATGATAGAGCTCTTAGTGTCTGTCCTGGTGTTGCAAGAGGTGTGACTCCGCTTGCGAAGGCAAAACTTGCTCCAGTTCCAGATGCCTGGTAGAAGCTTATTGAAGTTCCAATTGGATATGCTGTTGTTGCATTTGTTGGTACTGTAATTACCTGTGTACCTGAAATTGGTATTAACTGATCTCTCAGGGCAAGTCCGCCTGTTGACAGGTTGTATGCTGCAGAAATTGTAGTTCCAATTACAGTCAATGATGGAACTCCTGCCTTTGTTTGTGTTCCATCTGTAAATGCTATACCTGAAGCTGAAGCAGTTACTAAACCAGTTGCTGTTATTGCTGGTGCAGTTAATGTACCAGTAAATGTTGGAGAAGCTAGTGGTGACTTTAGTGCAATTGCATTTGTAACTGTTGTTGAGAACGAAGCATCATTTCCAAGTGCAGTTGCTAACTCATTAAGAGTATTAAGTGCTGCTGGTGCTGATGCAACAAGATCTGCTACTGCTGTTCCAACAAATGCTGTAGTTGCAACTTGTGTTGTAGAAGTTCCTGCTGCTGCTGTAGGAGCTGTAGGAGTTCCTGTAAGATTTGGTGAAGCAAGTGGTGCGTAAGTTGAAGCAGCTGTTGTTGAATCTAGCTTATTTGAAAGATCTGTAGTTAATCCTGAGATCTTAGACTGTGCAATTCCAGCAGTTGCATTTATATCTGCATCTGTAATTGTTCCATCAAGTATCATTCCTGTTGTTACTGTTCCTGCTGGAAGAGTTACTGTACCAGTAAATGTTGGCGAAGCAAGAGGTGCCAGTAGGCCAAGTGCTGTGTCAAGGCCTGCTATCTTTGATGTTGCAATTTCTGCTGCTGCGTTAATATCTGCATTTACAATTGCTCCATCTGCAATTTTGCCAGATGTTACTGCTCCTGCTGCTATCTTACCTTCAGTAACTGCAAGTGCTGCAATTTTATCTTCTGTAACGGCTGAATTATTAATTGAGGCAGTTACAACGGATCCTGCAAAAATCTTTGCTGATGTTACTGCATCGTCTGCAATCTCTGAAGTTCCAACCGCTCCTGCTGCTATCTTTGCTGCTGTTACTGCATCGTCTGCAATCTCTGAAGTTCCTACTGCAGATGTGGCAATATGAGTTGATCCAATTGCATCTGCTGCTATTTTAGAAGCAGTAACTGCTAGGTCTGCAATCTCTGAAGTTCCAACCGCTCCTGCTGCTATCTTTGCTGCTGTTACTGAGTCGTCAGCAAGTTTAGCTTCTGTGACTGAAACTGCTGCAATTTTTGCAGTAGTTACAGAAGAATCAAGCAAGCTTGTTGTTGCAACAGAATCTACGGCCATGGACGCTGCAACAACAGATCCAGCTGTAGGGGTTCTAGTATCAGAAAGTCTTGAATCTGATGTATAAACTAAGTTTGCTGTATTTGAAATTCCATGAACATCTGTTGTATCAATAACATGTGCTGTAAAATCTGCTGTAGCAAGTTTTGTTGCAACTGTATTATTAATACCAGTTATTGTTGCTGTCATTGCTGCTGCATAGTTTTCATTATCGCCAAGTGCATCTGATAGCTCGCTTAATGTGTCTAGCAATGCTGGTGCTGCTCCTATAAGATCTGCAAGCTCTGTTTGAACGTATGCTGTTGTTGCAATTTTAGTAGAATTATCATTAGCTGCTTGTGTTGGTGCTACAGGAGTACCATCTAAAACAACACTTGTTAAAGTTTTTCCAGTAAGTGTTTGAGCACCTGTCAAATAAACTAGATCTGCTGTATTTTGAATTCCATGAACAGAAGTTGTATCAGTTTCGTGAGCTGTTAATGCGCTGTCAACATATGACTTAAGCGCAACTACATTTGAATCTACTGTAATTGTGATAGTATTTGAACCATCATTATATGTCTTTGTAAGACCCGCACCCATTGTAAGTGCTGTATTAATTGCGTCTTGGGAAATTTCACCAATCGCTACATCTGAGTTATTTGCGTAAGCAAGGGCTGTCCATGCTGTTGAACCGTTACCAAACTTAAAGAGGTTAGTATCTGACTCAACGCCGAGCTCTCCTGCTGCCAAAGTTGGATTTGCTGAGGTCCATTGTGAAGCGGTTCCTCTTCGTACTTGAATTCTTACTGTTGCCATTTTATTACCCCTTTATATTTTATTTATACTGCTTATTATATCATTTATTACTTTAAGCTAGAGCACCTGAATCAAAAACCATTGAAACATCATTATCTGTAGAGGATGGTGATCCTCCATCGATAAACTTATTTATTCCTGTTGGAGTGACTCCATTTGCCTGTACTGTATATATTGGCTGCCCATTATAATCAATAGCTAAACCAATATCCATAAAGCTAATATCTTGTGAAGTGTCTGGGATCTCAGAATTAAGTGCAATTGGGACCCAAGCACCATTTATTTGAAGCTGTAATTTATTTGTTACTGTATCAAATCTAAGGGGTGTTTCTCCTAAAACAACATTAGACCCAAATGTGGCAGTTCCTGCGACATTGAGCCCATTCTTTACTTTAAAATTCTTATCTACTGTTGCCATTTAAGTTCACATATCCCCTAAGTTTTTGTTGGGGGATTTTTAAGGAATCCCCCCGAAACCTTTATTTAATTATTTAATTAGTATTCCAACAACAATAACTTCTGTGTTAGCGTTTGCTGGTGTTACTCTGACTCTTACATCTGATCCAGAATAATCTGCTGTTACTGCTGCTAGTTCTGTTCCGTTTGAATATGTAATTCCATATTCAGAAACTCCTACGTTATTTGCAGTATCAAGTGTTACAACCAAGTCTGAAACCTGGGTGTGAACACCATTCTTTGCTTTAACTACAAGCTTAGCGCTTCTGTAGTCTGCTGCTACCCATGAAATAGCTGTTGTTTCTGCTGCCACCGCAATGTTTCCAGTTGTTGCTGCGACCTGCTTAGCAACATCATTGTAATTAATTGCTGTAAATGATGTAGTTCCATTTTGCTGAGCAGTATTAGCTGCTGCTGCTGTTGCTTCTGCTGCTGCTTGAGCTGCGTTAGCCTTAGATGTAGCATCTGATGCGGCTGTTGAAACTGCTGTTGCTACGTTTGCTGTAGTTGCTAGAAGTGAAGTATCTGCAATTCCGTGAATGTTTGTTGTATCTGCGCTGTGTGCTGAAAGCGCTGCTGCTGCTGTTGCTTCTGCTGCTGCTTGAGCTGCGTTAGCTTTTGTAGTAGCATCTGATGCGGCTGTTGAGATAGCTGCTGCTTGAGCTGCGTTGGCTTTTGTAGTAGCATCTGATGCAGCTGTTGAAACTGCTGCCGCAATATCTGTTGTTACTTGAGCTGAGTTAGCCTTTGTTCCAAGGGCTGTTGTTATAGTTGTTGTGTAATTAGCATCATCATTGATTGCTGCTGCTAATTCATTTAATGTGTTAAGAAGTGATGGTGCGCCATCCACTAATGAATCTACTGCAGTTGAAATTGCTGTGTTACGGTTTGAAACCTCTGTTGAGATTGCAGATGAAAGCGCTGCTGCTGCTGTAGCTTCGGCTGCTGCTTGAGCGGCGTTGGCTTTTGTAGTAGCATCTGATGCTGCTGCAGACTGTGCTGCGTTGGCTTTTGTAGTAGCATCTGCTGCTGCTGCTGAGATAGCTGCTGCTTGAGCTGCGTTAGCCTTAGATGTTGCATCTGATGCTGCTGTGGCTTCTGCTGCTGCTTGAGCTGCGTTAGCTTTTGTAGTAGCATCTGCTGCTGCAGTTGATACTGAAGCTGCGTCGCCTGATACTCTAAGTGCTGCTTCTGCTGCTACCTTAGTTGTTGCATCTGTTGCTGCTGCTGTAGTTGCTGCTGACTGTGCTGCTGCTGCTGAGCCTGCTGCATCGTATGCTGCGGCTGTTGCTGCAAGTGCACGAGCATCTGTAAAATATTTGTTTGCTGCATTTTCTGCAAGATCCGCTGTGTCATGATTTGAAAGACTTGAAACTGTACCTGTTACATCACCAGTAAGGTTACCAACAAATGTAGCAGTAATTGTTCCTGCGGCAAAATTGCCTGATGCATCACGCTTAACTACAGTATTTACTGTGTTAGCTGAAGTTGCTGTACCACCAATAAGACCAACAATGTAGTCTTGGTCTGCCTGTGCCTTGGTTAATACACCAAAACCGTTAACGGTAGCTGTTCCACCCTCAACGATAAGACCATTTTTAATTCTAAAATTCTTGTTTACTGTTGCCATTGATATGACTCCCTTTTACTGCTTTTTTTATGCTTTTAATGCTGTTCTAAAATATCTTACTTTTATTGATCCTGAAACAGGTGTTACGCATAGACTTATTATACCGCTATTTTCTTCAAAAGTAACTGTAGCTAAAGATAAATCTGTGTTTGATACTATATCTGACTCTGAGATATGAACATCAGTTCCATCGTTAAGCAAGACAATTGTTGATGTGTGAGTTAAGTTTCCAACAGATTTATCAATCTGTAATGTATATCTAACTGTCTTGTATACTGTCTTTGAGAATGAATCTATAGTTGTTTTATTTTCTATACCGTCTATAGTAAGATCATTGTTTCCGTCCAAACCTAGTAGCTCTGAAGCATTTTCTGCATCTAAAGTAGATAGGTTTGCTTGAAGCTGACTTACTTTATAATCTATTGAGTTTACATCCGTTGATCCGTCTACACCCAGCTTGTTCTCAATTGCCTCAATTGCATCATTGACATTACCGTGCAGGTCTGCATGGCCTTCCATTGATTCAGTTGCGGCAGGATTTGTAAGATTATCTTTTGATGTTGGGTAGCTAGTTGCCAATTTGTCCTCCGTCCAACAGTGTTAATTCTGTGTAACTTGCGTTTGCATACGATGATGTTGGAGTACCACCGTCTAGACCAATTATAGCAGGATTAGTTTCTAATACGCCAGCATTATTGTTAATATCTTCAGAAAAGTTTATTGTTTCTTGAAGGTTAACTGTATGTACATTTCCATCATAGGAATGTGTATGCATATAGAATGGAGCGGGGTCAGTAGTGCCAGGAGTTAAGTCAACCCACACTGCACCGTTGTAAATTTTAATGTTTTTGCTTGTTACATTAAAATAAACATCTCCAGTGGATCCGCTCAACGGATCTTCTGCAAGTGTAAGAAGATTTAATAATGACTTAAACTTTTTGGCCATTTGAAATCCTTATCCTATTACAACTACTCTATATTCTCCAGATGCTGGTGCAACTGCAAACTTAATAGTTATATCTGAATCTGATGTATGCTCAACATCTGCAAGTATCTCTGCATATGGTGCTGCAACTTCGTAGATAGAAATAACTATGTCTTTTGTTCCTAAATTGTGGGTTACTGTATAAGATGTTGCTGAAGTATTTAGCGTAGTCTTATATTTTCTTGTTATCTCATGATAATTTGTGCCATCATTTGTTAATGTCCATTGGTCTGCCGTTTCGTTCCACAAAAGCTCTACATCTGCAGAGGTTCCACGGTTTACCTTAAGGCCAGCATCTGCTAATGGGGCTCCTGTTACGTTTGTGTTAAGAACTACTTTATTATCAACAATATTAACTTCTGTTGTGCTTATTGAGTTAATAGATCCTTGAACATCAAGGTTTCCACCAATGCTTAAGTTACCAGTAATTGATACATCATCTGGCAATCCAATAGTTACTGCTGCGGATTCTGATCCAGAGCCTGATACTGTAATTTCTCCAGATGTTCCTGCAATTGTTGAAACATAGCTTCCAGTTGTATCAGTTCCGAGGGCAACTGAGTTTGGCTCAATTGTAGTTGATATTGTAACATCACCCAAATTGGTCATTGTTGCAGAACCAGTTACATCTCCTGAAAGTGTAATTACTGGATCTGGAATACTTGTTTCGGCTGCAGATGTTAGTCTACCTTGTGCGTCAACTGTAAATGAAGGTATAGATGAAGATGAACCGTAAGATCCAGCGGTTACTGATGTATCGTTTAACTTTAATGTTGTTGTTCCTGCTGCATCGTTATAGGTAGCTGTAAGAGCGGTACCGCCTAATACGGATGAGCCAATGATGTCTTGAATAACTTCTGTAGAGCCAGATGCGGGTGTCCACTCTGTTCCATTATAGAAGTAAAGAATATTTGTGCCAGTATTGTAGTATATTTGACCAGATACTGGATTTGAAGGCGCTGCGCCTAAGTTTTGAATTCTAGCATTGAGCAACTCATTCTTGTTGAGATCAACGCTAACTAAAAATTTTCTTGCCATTTGCTATCTCCTTATGACAGGTATGCTGTCCCTGAAAATGGTTGAGCCATAGTCAGTGTTATTTGATTAGTACTATTGTAGTCTATTCCAGTTTCCAAAATATCGCCTGCACTAGACTTAACTGTTACGTTTGGTTGATATCCTAGTCCATGATTAATAACAACAGAATACACTCCAGATAAAGGACCAGTAACTTGGGTTAATTCCCAAGGATACGCTAGTGTATTATTTGTTAAAAATATTTTGCTTGCTCCTGACCAATTTAAATCAGAAAGCTTTGGTCCGTGAAATGCAGCTGAAAGCATATCAAAGTAAAAATCTCCAGTAAGACCCAAATTTGCTGCTGGGTCTCCATTTCCATTTAGAATGGTTCTTCCTCTTGGTCCTTGTGGACCTGGAGAAGAAATTACTACTTTATTTATTTGCTCTCGAACAACTACGGATTCAGTCATTAAATAGTTACCGATCTATTTAGGGTCATAAACCCTTCAAGGAGCTTTATTTTATTCCCATTAGAATCTACAACCATAACATCATAAGATGATTTCGGATAAAAGATTTTACTTGTTTGTGTTGGTGTCATTCTTACAGTTAATTTACCATTAGGTCCATCAATTGTAATTCCGCCAGATGGTGATGTTAGTGTAACGGCTAATTTGCTGCCGCCTTTTGTATCACGCACCTGCATCTTTGCAGATGCACCAGTAAGATCAATCGCATT